GTAAAACTGCTATAAAGGAAGATAGAATTAAGGGTAAATAGGCTTTAAAAGGAGAGATGAATGCAAAAAGTAGTAGCAAAGAGACCCATGCGCAAACGAGGAAGACCAGCTAAACTAGTATACGTAACAGGGCCTGGAAAATCTGAAAGGCTTCTAATGAAATTCGAAATCATACTCAATGTTTTACTCGACTACATTCATAGAAAAATTGAGACATTTAAAACAAGTCGACTATTTAAGAAGACATATGATCTTGATAAGCCGGAATAATACATGAAAAGCATTATACATGATCGTGATACAGTAGGAACTCTTTCTAGCAAGTTAATAGAAAGCGAGCTAAGAAATCCGTCTCAACATAGCGCAACTGATCAAATGCGCGAACAACTCAAAGACTATGATTACAATATTCATTTATGTATCAAGGACAATAAGAAGAAGTACGTAGGTAATTTTTATGTAATAGTTCTTATTAAAAAAGAAAAGCTTATGCAGAATGTACTGCGTGCGTACTTTCTTGCTCGTGAAACGTGTCCAACTCCTCAGCATGACCAAGTTGTGTATCTATATAATTGCAGAGAAGATAAGATTGATTTCTTATGGGTTGTCCCTAATGCAGATACTGCTAGCTATATGAAATGCAACCCGCATATAGTTTTACCAAGAGATTATGAATTATTACGTTATGTAGTAGAATTTTATGACGGTTCACTGTTAAGAAAAGCAAAAGAATTAAACGGAGAGAAACGTAATTCTAGTTTTTTAGAAATCTAAAAGGGAAGATATGATTGATAACGAATTAAATGACAACGCTGTTGTTGAAGAAACTAGCGTTGACAATACAAGTGTTGAAGAAACAGTCGTTGAAAACACTGAAGTTGAAGAGCCAGTTCAACCTGTTGAGGCTGAAACTGCAAAAGAAGCTCCTGTAGCAGAAGATGCAGATGAGCGAGCTAGTAACTTTAGGCAGATGCGTATTGACAAGGCTCGTGCTGAACGTGATCTTGCAGAAACACGCAAACTTTTAAGTGAAATTCAAGAGAGTCGCAAGCCCGTCCAGCAAAAAGAAGAAGAGTCTACTTTTGGCGACGATGATCTTATCGAAGGAAAACATCTTCGTAGAGAAGTCGAACGCTTAAAGAATAATCAGAAGCGTTATGAAGAAGTTATGAAGCAACAGGCTGATGAGAATCGCTTACAATCAAAATACAGCGACTTTAAAAAGGTTGTTAATGATGATACTTTAATGCTTCTTAAAGAAGAAGATCCTGAGTTTGCTGAAACAATTGCAACATCAAGTGCATCTTTATATGCTCGTGGTTCTTCAACTTATAAGCGTATTAAAGACTTGGGTCTCTATGTTGAAGATAAGCATGAACCAGATCGTTTAAAGGCTCAAGCCAATATGGCAAAGCCTAAGGCGGTTAATAGTATTTCACCGCAACGTGGCAATAGCCCTTTAGAGCAAGCCAATGCGTTTGCTAATTCGAATTCAAAAGAAGCTCGTGAACAACTATGGCGTGAAGTTCAGGAAGCAACTAAAAATCAATAAGCCTACGTCACATTTGGTCGGTCGTGGATAATATCAGCGCGTCTGCGGCCGGCTATTTTTATCTAAATCTTTGCAATTATATCTAATCAGTTTGTATACTTACGTTGGCTGTATGGAATTCGCCATCCCAAAATCTGACGTATTGGAACTCGTCAATCCACTGACCGTATGAGACTCGTCAACTCGCAGAGTTGTGATTGCATTTTATAATGCAGTTTATGTTGTTTTTAATTGTTAGGGAAACCTATGGCTATTGTAACAACGAGTACCCTCACTTCGCCGGTACAAAGAAGTTTCGATTCAAAACTTCTTGCTATTCCACACGCTACATTAATTCATAAAACATGCGCTAGTTTGAAAACTATGCCTGCTCGAAGCGGAAAAACTTTGAGAATGCGTCGTTATGAAAAATTAGGAACCGCAACCGTACCTTTAGGCAATTCAGGGGTAACTCCTCCAGGAAAATCACTTGAAGCAGTCGATATCGACGCAACAATTGGTTTTTATGGAACATACATCCAAATCAACGAACAAGTAACACTTCAAGCAGCAGATCCAGTATTGAATGAATCTGTTAAATTACTTGGTATCTGTCTTCGCGAAACAGAAGATTCACTTACACGTGACATGCTTGCAGCAACAGCTTCGGTTGTTCATTGTGGCGGTGGCGTAAATGGTGACAACCCAACCGAACTTACACACTCAGACATTGATGGTATTGTTAAGAGTTTATTAAGCTCAAATGCAAATACTATTACTGATTCAATTCAAGGTGAAGATCGATTTGGTACAGCACCCGTCCGAGACGCTTACATTGCAATGACGCATTCTAATATGGCATCTGAACTTGAAGGTGTAGCTGGCTTCTTACACAAGAACCAATATCCTTCAAATATGGCAGGTCTCAGATCAGAATGGGGCGCAATCGGTAACGTTAGATTCCTAACATCTTCAGAAGGTTCTATTACTGAACATGGATCGGCTGATGGCGAAGATGTATACAATACATTTATTACAGGCCTCGATGCATATGCAATCGTAGATCAAGCTGAATATTCATCGCAATTCATTTACTTGCCTCCATCAATTGCTGGTGGACCATTGGCATTAAATGCTTCTGCAGGTTTCAAAATGGCTACAGCACAAGCCATCTTGAATGATGAGTGGATTCTTAACCTTAAATCTACACTTTCGTAAGGAATAAATATGAACGGCACAATTATTCAACAAGGCCATTTTACTTCTGACGGAATTGATAAAATTATCCCTTTACGTTCGGATGTAGACTGGGTTGAAGTATATAATTTGACAAACATTGCTGCATCCACACAGTGGGCAGCAACAAAATGGTACTGGCAACGTGAGCTGGCTTCTGATGACTCAATTCTTGAGTTCCATTCAACAGCATCTCAAATTGCTTCGTCATCGACATCTGCTATTGGTTTTAACGGAGCAGTCTATAGAGGTATTTCCCTTATAGATTCTTCTGATAAAACTCCTGGTGGAGCAGTCGCTGTAACAGCTGGAACAAATGCAACTCAACCTGTATATAGCACGGCTGATACAGGAAGATTAGTAGCTGGTAGTATCGTAAGAATTCAAGGTACAGACCATGACAATCTTAATGGTTTGGATTTTTCAGTTGATACACTTGTTTTGAACACAAGTTTTAGACTTGCAAACACAATAGCTACAGCTCCTGGAGTTGTCGCTGGCGCAGCTGGAACATATAGATATATCGCTCCAAGTGCAGCAGTTTATGACATGTTCAAACCAAAACAACGCGTAATTGCAAATATTACACAAGCAGCAGCTGGTGTTGTTACAACATTAGTAGATCATTCCTATACAACAGGCCAAAAAGTAAGAATGAACATTCCTACTGGTAATGGCATGGTTGAATTAGATGGTCAACTAGTAACAGTAACATACCTAACAGCAGCAACGTTCTCAATAGATGTTGCTACAACTGCTTATACAGCATTTACGTTCCCACTTCCTGCAGCAATTCCTTACACACCGGCTTCAGTAGTTCCGGTTGGAATTGATATTGCTCTTAACACATCAAGTGATACAGCTTTCGAGAACACAGGCTTTATTGGCATGGTTCTTGGAACATCAAGTGATGCAGCTATTGCACTTGGAAGTCCTGGTGGAACAGCTAATGATGTAATTAAATGGCGCGCTGGCAAGTCTTTTGCTACAGACGTACCAACTCTTTAGTAGTATCTGGAGAGGGGGAATAATCCTCCTCTCCTTATTAAAAGGAAGATTATGATAGAAACAAATTCAGCTCTCGGCGCTAAAGCAGCTAAAAAAGCTAAACCAAGTCTTAAATATCTAAGAGATAAAGACAGAGAAAAAGTAACTGGTATTTTTAACTATAAAGAAATGCCAAATGGCATATTACGCTTTAGTTGCAAGTTTCATAAAGATGATCAAATCGAACGATTCGAGTTTGTAGATGGCGAAACTTATACAATACCACTTGGAGTTGCTAAGCATTTGAACAGAAATGGTTGGTATCCAGTTAATAAACATGCGGTAGATAAGAATGGACGACCTGTTGCAAGGCTAGGCGCTAAAGTTCGTCGTTTTGGGTTCCAAAGCTTGGAATTTATCGATCCGGAGGATTTCTCAACAGTAGAGTCAGACCTAGTTACCGTAGAACATATACTGTAATTTATAAGCCTACGTATCTTGATACTACGTATCAGGGTAATTAAAATTTAGGAGCATCGATATGTCAACCGATTCAGACCTTTCTAAGTTAAAAGCAATTAGAACTAAGGTGCGTAGGCTTACTCGAACTACTTCAGAAGCGCAACTTTCAAATGATGATATTGATAACTATATCAATACATTTGTTCTATACGACTTCCCAGAGTTCTTAGTCGATAAAAAGATCCCATTCTATCTTATGCCCAACATAGATACATATGGTGATAACACAAAGAATTTAACCGACCCTCTTTATAACTTTAAGAATATTTATACCAATATTAAAGCTCCTATATATGTTGGTGGAACTGAAATCTATCTCTCAACAGATAGAAATGAGTTCTTTTCGATGTATCCACAAGTGCTGTTTGAAGAAAATGTAGGTACCGGAAATAGTATTATTACTGCTTATTCAGGAACACTTTCCCATCATCCAATAAATCCAAAATCAATAAACTTTAGTTCAGTTGATGCAAGTGGAAATGGAATAGTTATTAAAGACCTTCCACAAGTAGATGGAACATCAGGCGTTATCACCACTACAGGACTTTTAGTCATTCCTGATACAACAACATCGGTTGGAACAATAAACTATCATACAGGTGTATATACATTCACTTTCCCAGTAGCTCCTGGTACATCCGAACCAATCATTGCTCAAATGTATGCATACGAAGCTGGAAAACCTAATGCAGTGTTATTTGACAATCAAAAACTTACTTTTAGACCTATTCCTGATAAGACCTACAAAGTTGAACTCAGTGTATTTCAACGTCCAACTGCTTTAATAGCTGCTGATTCAGTTCCTGAACTTGCTCAGTGGTGGCAATACATTGCGTATGGTGCGGCTAAAAAGATATACGAAGATCGCATGGATACGGCTTCACTTGAAACACTTATGCCTGAATTTAATAATCAACGCTTATTAGTGCTCGAAAGAAACATTATTCAACGTGGCGGACAACGAACAGCTACGATTTACAGCCAGGGAGGAAGTTTTAGATGGTAAGCAGACTGTTTACAGAACCATACCCACAAATAATTGTTTCCATAATGGTATGCGTTATAGTTGCTTTATTTATTATTGAATTTACTAAAGATCATGGAGAAAGATAATGGCATATAAACCAAACATCCCAGCAGCAAGCGATATTCCGTACCAATCTCAGGCAGATATCGCGACTAACTTTTCAGGACTTAAAACATTCATTGAAGTTAATCATGTAGCTATTGATAACGCTAGTGAAGGCAAACACAAATACTTACATTTCCCTGTTCAGGGAGCAGCAGCTCAATTAACGCCATCTGCATCTGAAATAGGTGTCTATTCTAGATTATCAACTAAGACCTCCAAGAATGAACTTGTTTTTGCACGCTCATCTATAGCAGCAGCAGCTGCAACAGAAATGACTGCGTGTAAAGAACATGTAAATGGTTGGACAAGGCTTCCATCAGGCATACTTATGAAATGGGGACAATATACAGTTGCTGCAAATGGAGAAACTACAATAACATTTCCAACCGCAGCTACAGATCAAGCTTTTGCTGCAATATATTCTGCTCAATTAACAATGGATGGTACATCTGGAAAAGATAAAGGTGTATTCGTAACAAGCATTGATACAACAAATATTGTAATGTGGAATGCAAATTCAACTGGCGGAACCGTTAGATACTTAGCAATAGGAAAATAATATGGCAGCTCTATTTGATAAGTTTGTAATAGCGCCATATAAAAATGGGCTTAATACAGACCAAAGTCCTTGGCTTATTCCAGATGACGCATTTGAGCGACTTGATAACGCGTATGTTTTTAGGGGAAAGGTTCGAAAGAGATTTGGAACTAAACTTACTGGATATGCTGAATTATCTGAGGCAACTAAGCAACTTAATTCTCGTTTACGGGTTCCTCTCTATGTTGCAGTTGAAAGTCTTGGTGATACAAATGGTGGCGGTGACATATCTGGAACTGTTGCAGGTGGTTACTATGCCATCGGTCAAACATTCAAGATTGGCCAAGAAATCTTTACAGTTACAGCTCTTGGAACTCCCGGAGTCATGACAACGACCGGAGCTGCAACAACGCATACATTTAATACGACTACAGGAGCTTTTGTTATTGTTGCCTCAGAAGCAACAACTGCAGCCTACTTTGATTCAAATAAAGCAGTCGTAACAAATTCAGATACAAGCATTGCAACAACTGGTACAGTACCTGGATCATCGTTTACAATAGGACAGACTTTCTCAATTGGAACTGAAATATTTACCGTATATCAAGATGGAACACTACATCGTTCAAGTGGAGACGTTACTGCTAGTCACGCATGTACATTTAATACGACAACTGGTGCGTATAGATTTATATATGTTGAAGTTGATACACAAATTTACTTTTATCCTTCACAGCCTGTAATGGCTCTTACTCAATACGAAGAAACTGATAAAGCGATTGCATTCGATCAACAATTTGCATATCAATATACTGGTTCCGCATGGGAACGACTTAAATACATTAATGCAACATGGCACAGTTCTAATAGCCAATTCTTTTGGACTACTAACTGGGCTAATATATCTCCTGCCACAAAATATCTAATT